GCGCTTTGATATTCAGCCGCAGTTAAATATGGGCTTTCAAAAAACGTGTCCGTATTTAAACCAATTGCCATTATTCTCCATCTCTAGGCGTTGTGCTGTTGTTATGACCGCAACGGCTACACAAAGCAAACCAACTGCCAAAGCCACACTCTAAACAAGTGTAACCAAGATTTTCGTCCGTAGTTGGACCCATTAAAGAGGCTTCAAAAAAACCCTCTGCCTTCAATCGTTTGGCGTGTGTTGGATTATCAACTGTTATAACGCCTTTTTTATCAGGATTATATGAACGTGTGCCACGTTCGGTTGTAATATCCACGCCTCTAACGCCGCCATCTGACGCTAATAATCTTCCCACTTTTGCCCCTTTTAAGTTAAAAAAGGTGGCGCGCCCACTATATGACGCGCCACCCTTCTTGACGGATTACTTTGGTGTTTCGGTTGGTGTAACCATTACAGCAGTAGTCATAATTGCGTTAGTGCCGTCAGGCAAAATTGTCTGACCGCCGCCGTGACTATTTGCTGGCTGATTGCAACCACATACTAGACACATTATGCAGACACGATTCCTGATACTGCGCCGTTCCAAGCAGGTGCGGTGCAGAAGAAAGTTCCACGGAAGTAAGTAGAAAATTCATACTGGAATTGAGTTACAGGCCATTGGATTCCCATATAGTCCTGAACCATAAAGTTTGACCAAACATCTGAAACCTCGGTGTCAGGAATTGGCAAAGTGTATGAAAGAACTGGAGAAACGCCCTGTGGCAGCCAAGGATGCACAGTAAGTGGAACCATCTTGCCTGTGATTTCATTGTAAAGCGCACCGATTGTTGCGCCGCCAATGTAATCGCCAGCCTCTGTTTGTGTGAGGTTTAGACGGTAGTTTGCTGTTGAGCCGTTTTTAATTGCGTCTGACAACTGCTTGCGGTCTGAACCATTGATAAGAATCTCATCAGGGTCAGCCTTAACATCATTGTAGAGATTGTAGAAAACGGTCTGATATTCAGTACCAGGGTTTGATGTGCTGAAAGTACTGTTGATTGTATTGTTATAGCCTGAGTTAGCGCCAAGAACAGTAGGCAGAATTCCGTCATAGCCAGTTGCATATGCAGATGTATCTGCGTTTGCGCGTGACGCGGCGGCGCCTGTTGTAGTTAGAGCGAAGTTATTGCCAGTTAGACCAACAGTTCCTGCGCCTTGAATAACAGCAGAAGTTCCCTGTGCTGTTCCTACGTATGTGCAGTTTGCTGTGCCTGTTGATGTGCCAACATAAATGTTGTAACCAATGTTGCCAGTAACTGCGCCCCAAGAAATTGCAAGAACGTCGCCAGAAGCAACCGCACCGCTAGCAACAGATGAAACGATTGATTCGCCAAAGCCTGAGCCTGCGATACCAGCGTTTGCTGTTACATAAACATAGTAAGTGTTGGCAGCAATTGCTGTCTGTGAGCCACTTGCTACTGGTGAAGTAATTGTTACAGAAGCAGGTGCCGCTAGTGCGCCTGAATAACCGCTTGCAGTTCCGCGAGCCATCAACATCATACGTTCTTCCATAAGCATTGTTGCATATAGAGTTGAAGTAGATGAAAGTTGGCGCAAGTCCTGATATCCCATACCTGAGAAGTTGGCGTCAAAAGAAACCGCGTCAGATAGTGAGTAAGAGTTGTAAGGAAGCACTAAGTCATCTGCGGCATATGAGATTTGTGGTCCGCGTTCAAAGTTAATTGAACCAAATGCAGTAGTTGTGCTTTGTGTGATTCCCGGCCAAGTGTTACCAACTCCGCCAGTTCCTGTACCTGTGTAACCAAGAATACGCTTGACGCGGTGGCTTGTGCCAACGCCTTTCTTGCGTGGAATTCGGTTACGTAGTGGTGTTGGACGTGGTGTAAGCAACTTTGCAGGCGCTTCTAGGTCAAAGGCTGCAAATGATGTGCTAAGTGGAGATGTAAGTGTGATTTCTTTCTGAATATCCTGCATAGCCATACGCTGTGAAGCAAGTGCGTTATTAAGTGCGCCTACTGCGTCAGGTGTTAATGACTTGTTGGACATTAGTGATTCAAGTTGCGCAACTGGTGTTGGCGCTACTGTTGCAAATGTCGCTGTGCCTGACTTGATTGCCATAATGGCAGATGGGTCAGTAACAGAGGCATTTACAGACTTATTAAAAGCAGATGAATATTCTTCCTGACGTAGTGCGGCGTCTTTTGCAGAAGTCGCGTCAGAAAACAATTCTGTGGCTTTCAAGGCTGATGTTGCCATTTGTTTCCTTTCGTAAAGAGTTTCTTTGGTTAGTTGTTAATTAATGCAACGGCTTTGGCTTCAAATTCTGCCGCCAATTCCCGATATCCCAACGCCAATTGATTGTCGGTGGTATCTGCCGCCTTAGCACGATATTGCTCTGCCATTCTGCTGAACTCATTGAATTCAAGAATTGCTGGCTTACTTACTACGGCGCGCTTCGGTCCGCTACCTACTGCTTTGTTCTTAGCCGTTGCCAACTCTGATTGCAACTTATTAATTTCCTCTTTATAGGATTTAATCTCGTCACGCACAGTTGCTGTTGCACTCTTTACGGCTTTATCAACAATGGCGTCAATAACGTCATCATCTAGAGCAGGTTGTTCCGTTTCTTCAACGGAATTTTCGGGTTCAACTACTTCGGCGGTTTCTTCGCCTTCTGCTGTTTTCTTTCCTTCGGCTTCTTCTACTTCTTCTTCCGCCGCTTCTGGCTTAGAACCTTCGGCAGTTTCTTCTTCCGCTGATTCGCCAACTGGCTCTAATTCTTTTTCTTCATCTTCTTCAAGTTCAAGACCAGCCTCTTTGCACATTGACTTGCACTCATCAAGTGCCATTTTGGCGTCCATATATGCGGACTTGGCTTCTTCATACATTTTTAACATATCTTCTTTAGACGGCTTTTCGGAAACCGCTTTATCTTCTTCGTGTTCCATTTTTTCTCCTATCACGGTTTCGCTTGTAGTTTTTTCTTCTTCTTTGCCGATAAATTCTTCCACTTTTTCCAAATCGCCTGCTGTGTCAAACTTTGCCAACATAAGTTTTGCATTTGGGTTGGCTGGTCTATCAACTAAAGAAACTTCAACAATTTGTCCGTCAATAATTCTGCCGTTAGCGGCTTTGTTATCTCGCACAATTCGTGGCGCTCTAATGCCAATTGAGAATCCTTTTAACACGCCTGTTTCAACTTTCTTAACAGATTGCGCGTCCACAACTAATGCAGAAATATAATAACCATCAGGCTTTGAATCTAATTCTTTGGCAACGCCTGCCGCAATACTGCTGTGTTGCTCACGAATATTACCGCCAGTTTTAAACCATTCGGGCATAGCCTTTTCAAGCCAAGTGGCGTCGCAAATTTGTTCGTCAATATCCAATGAATCATCTGTTGCTTTTCCATAAACAAGCAAAGTGCCATCATCTTGTTTTTCTTGTTTAATAATTGCGGCGTAAGTGCTGGTCATATCAGTAGCCATAGATTTATCCTTTTTCTTTTCTCTCTCGGAAATACTATCCGCCCACGTTTTTCCTGCGTCGCCGCCCCACAGTAGCCAAGCAATATATCCAGCGGAAGGATTAGAGGCGTTTCCCCAATCCTTGCCTTTCTTATCAACTTCGTGCCGTGCAAAATAAGATACCATACGGCGGATAGTTTCTAATGGAAGTCCTTGACCATTTGACAAACTTCTTGCGCGCGCCACGCCAACTGCCGTGCCGCCACGATTGAATTCACGGCGTAATTCTAAGCCGCGCTTTGCGTTGCTGACAACGCCTGCTGGTGGATTAAAACTTTCAGACATTTAAACTCTAGCCTGAATAAGTAATTACTATTGCGCCAGCGGCTGACGCGGCGGCTGAAATAGCATAAACAACATCTCCGCCATTTACATAAAACGTCTGCGAATTAGAGGCGGTCAATGTTCTGCCAATAGTTGCGCCTGATGTTGCAATAGTTTCGTCACCAATAAAAATACTGGCAGAGTGTCCGTTATAAACTGTTATCGGAGTCTGACGCTGTATACCAGTTGGCGCCGTAAAGATTGGCTGTGGTGTTGTAAAAGTTGCGGCATTTACGTGGTTAAAAGACATTGTTAATCCTCTCCATCAAGAATATACGATAGTGCATCCTCGCCAATATCACGTGTATCTACCACATATGGCGCAATGTCACACACGCAATTTGGGTGTGCTGGCGGTTCCGTATCTCCACTTGGAAACGTGTCATCAATACGGATAGGCGACACATCGGCGTTCTCTTGGCATAAATCGCAAGGGTCGGCAACAATCCACTCTACCAGTTCCACGCCACTTTCCTCGTATAACTGGCGACTTGCCGTTGCAACTGCGCGGCTCATTTCAGTTTGCGCAATTGCCAAAGCGCGTTCAGAATCATCAAAAAAGTCCGACAAATCAACTTCACTAGGCGGCAAGCCTTGTGCCAAAGCGTTTGCCAATCGTGTGCCGATTCTGTCTAACGTAGTGCGGTTAATGCCTTGAATTGCTACGCCGCGATTATCTAACAGCGTGGAAAGACCGCGTGGCTTACTGACAAGCAAAGAGGCGGCTCTATTACCAGCCTTCCAATTGTCCCAATTAATGCCAACGGCTCGCTGTAACTGTTGCTTAGTTGGCGCCTTGTTTATCTTGGCTTTGGCTATTGAGTTCATAGCAATATCTTCGCCAAGTAAATATGATTCTGCGTAAAGTGTGCGAAATGCGGTCATAAGTGGTTCAGAATTTAGCCGAACATTTGTTCGTGCCCATTGGCGCGCCTGTTCTGTTGTCATAGATTCGGCATTGGGTTGTGCGCTCGCCCAATCTTCTTGCACTTGGGAAATATTAACGCTTTCTCGTAACGCTTGCCTAATTAAACTGGCGCGCCTTGCCGCCAATCTGACTTTAGCGCCGTTCTTTTTACGCCACGCCTGACTCATTTTGCCGTTATTTCAATTTGCTCTGCAAGCATATTCACAATCTCTTGTAACGGTTTTGTGTATTCGTCGCCTTGCCAGCAAGAATTTTCCAAAACGTGGTCAATTATTTTATTCTCAATTGAACGCATTATTTTAAGTTTTGTTTCACGCTGGACGTAATCGGCAAAATCTTCTAACTCGCTTAAATCGTAATCGTATAACGATATAACTTTTGCTTCTTTTGCCATTTTGCTCTCCTTACGCCAAATATCGTTCGGCATACCATCTTGCGCTGTCATAATCGCCAATGCCAATAAACTTATTTAACACTTCGGCATATACAACAGGCACTTCACGGAAATTAAATGGGCGTGTAGGTGATTTTTTTAGCCAACGCATAAACATTTTTAATTCTTCTTGCGCTTTAATGCCTTCATCTTCTTCGGGCTTATCTTCTACATTAGGCACAGGCGCCTCTGAGCCGCCGCCTACATCGCCGCCTGATTCTATTTCTAACGCGTCCTCGGCAGGCGCAGATACGCCTTCAAGTGCGCTATCAAAAGGAATAATGCCGCTTTCAGTTACAAAATAACCGCCTGCGCCTGTAACAATCATTGGCATATCGGCTATAGGTGATTCAATTAACGGCATACCGCCGCGACTACGTGATTCGTTAAGAGTTAAACTGCCTGATTTAGTTTCTATGTCGCGTGTGCGCGCAATTGATTCCAAATCTTGGCGTCCTGATTCCATAAACTTAAATTCAAGTTCGCGTGGCATACCCAAGTATGTATAGGACAAGTGGCTCAACATACGTCCGACCCAGTTAGCCAATGGAATTGCGCCGATAACTTCTGACGATTCAGCCTGACCCAATTGGAAACCGCCGCCGCCTAAGCCGCCTTTAGGATTAAAGCCGATTTCGGACGGCATAACGCCGTAGTGACCGCAAATGCTATTAACCAAATACTCATCTAACGTATCTTTAAAGCGTTCGCCGTATCCTTCAAACTGAACTGGCTCCATACCAGTTGGCAAAAGGCGTACGCGCTTGCGTTGTTCCGTTTGTCCTGCCAAATCATCATTAAAAATGTTTTCGTAGGCGCGTAACAAATCAGGATTGTTGCCAAAGTTGGCGTCCGTTTTCATAAGTAATTCAGGTGTAACGCCATCTGTATATTCGGCACGTAGCCATTGTTGGCGGCGTAAATAAATATCCGCGAGCGCAAGTGCGCGTTCTGTTGGCGAATAGCCATAAACTGTCATTGTTCTGCGATTGCGAATCAAATAAGCCATTTCATCTGACGTAAATTCGCCATCTGCATTTTCTTTGCCATCTGACGCGGCAAATTCGCTACGTGGGAATCCAAAAAGAATCTGCTGAAAGGCAGGATAAGGCGCCTGTGGGCGCATACCGCGGTCATCAATAAGCGGCTTAATAGTTGAGCCATCTAGTATCTGTAAGCCGAGCAAATCGCCGCCTACTGATGGTTGCGGCCAAACTGCCCACGCGTCTAACACTAAAATTTCTTCAAGTGCAATATTAAGCCAATCAGTAAATAAAAGTCCGTTTGTTGGGTCAGGCTGTTCCCAAAATTCTCTAAGGCGGCTAATCTCTTCCGTGTATCGCTCACGCGCAACAGACATAGCGCGAACGTGATTACCGCCAATTTCTGTAATAATTTTTTCGGCTGAATCTTCTGCCAAAACAATGTCCCACTCTAGTCCCGAAATCTTTGCCTTTAATACTTCAATACAACGGCGCAAAATATCTATTTGGTCTGCCGCGGCTCTTAGTGTTGCAAACGGAACAAGTTTAGTTGCCGTAATATTAATATTTTGTGCAACTTGAAATTCATATCGGCGTGGGTCAGGACGTCCGCTATCTGAACGCGGTGGATTAATTGCGCCCGGAATAATTGGCATACCCGGTGCAAATGGAACGCCTGACACCATTGGGTCACGTGGAAGTGCAACTGATTGTCCGTAAGTAGTTTGATTTGCGGCGTTGCGCATATCCATTTCGGTCATTGTTACAGCGCCTGCTGGCAAACGCGGACCCTTAGTAATTTCGGCGGCTACTTTTTCGGCAATACGGTCTATTAGACCCATATTCTCTCTCCTTTAATTAGCCTTGAACAACTACCCGATATTGGTTAGAAGTTGGCGCAACTGAGAATAGCAAAGTAATTGTGTTAGTAGTTGCGTGGTTTACATCGCAAATAACTTCGGCATATGAACCAGAACTTTCATACACAGTTACTTGTACATCTCTAGTGGCTAAATTGTGCGTGATTGTGTAAGAAGTGGCAGAACCATTACCAACATCTACGCCATATTTGCGAACAACAACTGCCGTATCAATCGCCGCAGTAACAGCCGCTGAGCCGTTAAATGAAGTGCCTGTTAAACCTGTTCCAAGAGTTAAGGCGTTTGTTGTGTTGGCAGTAATTGTGCCTGACGCGCCAAGTGCAATTGAAGTTCCATTAACAGTAATGGCGGTGTTTGTTAGAGATACTGTATCCGAGGCAACTGTAATTCCTGTGCCAGCGCCAACAGCAAAAGTATTACCTGTAAGTGTTAAGCCATCGCCTGCAAGATAAGTACCTGCGCCTGAAAATTGTGCCCAAACAATATTGGTTGAACCAAGAGTTACTGGCGAATTGTTTGTACAAACCCAACCAGTATCGGCATTTGTTGTTCCTTGTTCTACGAATACATAGGCACTTGGAAATTCTGAACCTAAGTCCATATCTGTTGAACGTGTTGGCGCGCCGCTTGCATTAACTGTGTAAATGCCGTTTGCTGTTTGGTCTGTTTGATTCTTAATAAGAATACGATTTCCAGTTGCAAGAGTTACGCCATCAACTGTTTGTCCATTAGCAAATGCTGTTGCCAATGTTCCGTTTGTTGTTGTTGCCGCTACTACGGAAGCCTTTGTATCTAAACCTTGCGCAACTGAATCTACGTAGCCTTTATTTGCCGCGTCCGCGTCAGCAGTTGGAGTCCCAAGTCCAGTAATCTTGTTTGTTCCCATTGCAATAGCGCCAGACATTGTGCCGCCTGCAAGTGGCAACATTAAGTCGGCATATGCTTTTGTTGCCGCGTCTGTACTTGTAGTTGGTGTTCCAAGATTGGTAAGTTTGTAAGTTGCCATTGACAAGTTTTGCGTTGGCGTAAATGCGTGAGTGTGGTCTTCTTTAGAAGGAACACTTGCTGTGCCAGCAGAAGCCGTGCCTGTAATTGCAATTGGCGTTGATGTGCCTAGTGCTGGCGTTCCGTGTGTGTGGTCGGCACGTGCATAGTTAGTTGATGTGCCATCTGCCGAACTTGCGCCATAAGATGTTTGCGCAGTTACTACGCCAAAATTGTTTGTCTGTTGCCAAGTAGAGCCGTTTGAATAATAAAATAAATAATTATCTGTTGCATAATAAATAGTGCCTACATCTACTGTTGCGGCGGCTGGTCGTGCGGCTAATGTGCCTGATGTTACGGCGTTGCCTGCAACTTCCCAACGTGTGCCATTGTAAATGTAGAGTTGATTATCAACTGTGTTGTAATAAACCTGACCTGCGAGTGGCGTTGCAGGCGCTGTGGCAAGATTTTGAATTACTGCATTTTGTAATTCGTTTTTGTTTAGGTCAATGCTAACTAGAAATTTGCGGGCCATTTTTTTCTCCTATATCACATACGCCGTGCCGCTGAAGGCACCCGTAAAGGTTATCACCATTTGGTTTTTACTTGGGTAACTAAATGTGCCTTCACATTGTGTTCCTGCCGAATCTAAAACAACCGCAGTTGGCTCTATGCCAAGATTGTGATTGATTGTCCAAACGGCACTTGCAGTTGCTTGTGTGTATTCGTAAAAAAACGCCTCAATTCCGCCTGCTGCGCCTTGTGGACCAGGCGCCGAAACTACAACAGTTGGAATAACTGGCTGAACAACAATTAAATCATCACTCATCTTGTTATCTCCGCACTCACTAGAATTTGCCCTTGCGCTATTCGTGTTACAACGCCAGTTGCTGTGGCGGTTACTTCAAGGTCATAATAGTAATAACCCTCATCTATTGCACGTGTTTGTGTAGCAGTTGCTGACACGGCAATATTGCCAGTTAAAGCCGTTAAAGTAATGCCGCCATTTGCCGTTGTCAGAGTTAATGCCGCCGTTGGGTCATTTGGAAGCGAGCGTAACTGTAACGCCGCCGTACAGCCAGTTAAATTAACAGGCACATATGCAACTCCGCCTGATATATAAGTGCCTGTCGCTGTGTTTGTAACTGTAAATTGCGTTGCATTACGTGAAGCAATTGCCACGTTTGTAAAATTGTATTGACTTGGAATAACGCCTGTAATAGAAACTAATTGACCTACTGTAAAAGCATTGACCGCAGTTACTGTGACAGTTGTGCCGTTAGCCGTAATATTTGTAATTGTAGTTGGTTGATTATAAATAAAATTAATAAACCAATCGGCGCCTTGGTCAATCGTAGTGTCATATGTAATTGCCATTATTCCCCTAACTTACCGCCACAATGAGAGCACATACTTGCGTTCTTATTGGCAGGCATACTGCATTTGAGGCAGAATTTAGCCAACGCCGCAAGTGCAAGCATACTTGAACCGCCGTTATTTAGTTCAGTAAGTGCCCACACCAGCGCGTCTAATCTATCAGGCGATTCGTTACTTAATGGCGTCCATTCGCACATTTGATTTTCTAAGTCCTCAAAATAGCCAACGTGATGAACTCTGCCTTGTTCATACAGCGCACTAATTGGCTCGGCGCGTAATTGCTTGCCTCTAGTGGCGGTTACTTTTTTAACTGGCACAGATACATCAATTTGTTTTAAAACCATTACAACCATATCGCCGCCGTTATTTGTTTCGGCAATAATCTTGTCCGCGTTTAGTTCGTGATACAGATTTACCGCTTGGCGCGCCCACGTATCAGGCGTTGCGCGTAACGTTTTATCATTTAACACATAGTAATTTCCCTTATGGTCAATGCCAGCCGCCACAATGCCTGTTTCATCTGACGTTGTGTTACTTGTAACGGCAGGGTCAATCGCCACAACAATACGAACTAATGGCGGTGCTTCCGTTACACGCGCCTCATCAATCATTTTGCGCGTCCATAAAGCGCCTTCTACATCATCAAGTATTTCGCCGTATAACTCTTGCCGTCCAAGCCGTGTATTCTCGTAACGCAATTTAAGTTCAGCAAGTGCGCTCGCGGCTAGATTGGCGGCGTTATCAAAAGTAGAGCCTCGTACTACTTTCACGCCTTCACGTGTAATTAAATCTTTAATAAGTTTAGTTGGACGTGGCGTAGTTGTAACAATTGTTTGCGGAAAATCGCCTAAACGTAAGCCAAATTGATATTGGTCCCACGCTTCGGGGTGTTTGAACGCCGCTAACTCATCAAACCAACCGCCGTGAAATTGTGGCCCACGAAAGCGGTCGGGTTCTTCGCCACTAAATAACTTAATACGTGAGCCGTTAGTAAGAAAGATTTCGCCGATACTTCGGTTGTAATCCTTTAATGTGCCGTACTCACGTAACACACGCACAATTCCCGATTCGCCTTCTGCGCACGTATCACGCACATCGCCGTAAGTTGGCGCCGCAATAGCCCATCTAGTGCGCGGATTGCTACTAGCCTGCCACGCAAGCCATTCTGCCGCCGTACGTGTCTTGCCTGCGCCGCGTCCTGCCAAATAAACCCACGTAGTCCAACTTTTATCGTTAGTTGGTAATTGTTCCATTCTCGCCAGTTGATGACTCCATCTGACGTGGCGGCTCGCTATCAAGGAGAGCGACAAGTCTTGCGACTTCGGCGTCAATTGTTGAACTGTCATAATGAGTTACCTCTATCTGCGCCTTTGTTGGCATATCTAAGCCAAGAAGTTTGGCTCGCCGTTCCGAAATTCTTACGTACGTTAAAACTGCGCGCGCACGTATTTCAGGCGTTGCGCCGTTAATAATGTCGCCCCATATTGCCGCTTGCGCAATATCAAGCCTATCCATTTCAACGTTACGCGTTTCTGCCACTTCTGCATAGACAATGCGATTGCAAGCCGTGTGATAAGCCTTGTACGCGCCGCTGGCGCTCGCATAGCCAAGTCGTGTAGCAATCAAGTCAAACGTAAAGCCGCCGCGCCTCATTTCAAGGACTTTGGCTTCTTTTGCCAATGTTTCAGGATTAAGTTTGCTTTTCTTAGCCGCCATTACTTTGCCTCTCTAGTAAATACCGCTAACACATATGCAATTAACATTATGTGAATAGATTGTGCATAACTAAGTGGATAAAGGTCGCCTGCCAATAACATAACAACAAATGCCAATGACAGAGTTAGTAACGCCGTGCCAATAACGCCTTTAAGTAGTGCTTTCATTACACGCCTTTCACTAACGCAATAGCCATTTTAATTAAACCAACTTCATCAGCCGTTTCGCAAATAGGCAATACTCGGCGCTCTAACTCTGTTGCTATCTCACGCCGTAACTCATCATCATTGGCGTTAAGTTCAGCGTCACCGAAATGCCTATCTTTACTCATTGACCGCCCCAACCGCCGCCCTTAAACACAACGCCGACAGGAAAAATAGTCTTAGTCATATCGGCGCCACACTCAACGCACGTTACTTCTTGTTTATCGGCAAAGCCAAAAAAGTGTTCTTCACTTTCATCGCACTTGGCGCAATAAAAATCATACATCGGTGCCATTATGCCAACTCCTTCTCAATAGCCTGCATAGTTGGGCAGGGATAAGCAAAACTGCAACAGGAACATCTAACAGTAGGCGTAACTGTCCAATCAATAGGCTTATGTAATTCTATAACCGCAATTAACATACGAAACCCTTGGCATAAATTACATCTATCGCAAGGCGTTACTTCATTTCTTCTTGCATAACTTTCGCAAGCAATTTTCTTTTCTACTTTAACCCACGTTAATAATTCATCATAATCCATTACGCGCCGCCTCTTGCTATGTGTGCCGCTATTTGTAAGCCTGCATTAACCATATTGTCCTCTACGTATTGTGGGTCGGGTCGTTTAGCCGCCTCAATGTCTTGCGCAATTGCCTCTCGTATCTCGCCGATATAGGCATATTTGTCACACATATCGCACATATTCACCACCTATGTATTCACTAAATATTGCCAAAACTATACCGTTATTTTTTGGGAAGTGGCGCTAATATCTTGGCGAGTTCATAATCAGGTTCGCCTCTAAATCGGAACGAACTTGTAACACGCGCTCTACTTACGCCCATACGTGTAGATAATGAACTTGTTTTGCCTTGTTTGGCAACTCTTGACGGCATACGAATCATTTCCCAATTTGGCGATTTATTAAAATTATGTACTTGTGCAGGGTGGCTGGCAGTAGCATAAACCGCTAGTCCCTGAGCGACTAAGCCAGCGCCAATAACATCTAGAAAGTATTTGCCTAACCCAATGCCTTGAAAGTCAGGTAACACTACGTTACGGCTAAACCGCCGCGCATTTCTAACGTGTGCATTTGGCATTGGCAGTACAGCCGCTAAACAGGCAGGCTGTCCCTTAATTAACCCCACATATACATATGCCGCCTTGTTTAAATTGGCGTCTAAATAGTGATGACGTGCGAACGTGTGCCACGATTCATACTTTGCCCATATGATTTCAAGTTCCACTTGTGGTCGGGGTTGAACCGACCCCCAAGTGAATTTGCCAGTATGTGGCTCGTAAATCCAATCGGGCTGTAACCATTCCTGTATGTCGTAATGGCAACCCACAGCAACAAACTTTTGTCCGCGCTTACGCACAGTATTGGCTATGGCGTGTGAGCCAATCTGCGCAACTGTGCGGTCAATAACGGAAGTAAATTCATCTACAACAGATAAATCATTATTTTCGGCAAGCACACGCGCAATCGTTACACGAAACTGTTCGCCGTTACTGAGTGCCTTATATGGGCGCAACCACGCACGTGGCGAACTAAAGCCAACAGATGACAGTAATTGCGTTACTTCACGCATTGGCATATCCATAGGAAAATCGTCAATAATTGCCTTATCGTCTGACCAAATCATATTTTCCGTGTCGCGTAACTTTTCGGGAAACATTTCACGCGCAATTGTGCTTTTGCCAGCGCCTGATGGCCCAACAATAAGTCCAATGTTCCAATCGCGTGTGCTTAAATCAGGAATATTCATTTCAATTTCTGTAACAGAATTCTTTTCCGAATCCATATCAAACAAGCCTTCAAGTTGCATTACACGTGCCGTGCGCGTAATTGTGCTTTCAAGGCGAATTACTTTGCCCATTTTGTGCCTTTCGTTAGATGATGATTGCTCTGACTTTTAAGCCGTCTTGCGATAAGCGGATAAGTAGTGCCGTTTGTTCGTTTTCATCTTCGCACTCAATAACAACTTCATAACGTTCGCCTATGCTTTTCATATCAGTATCAGCGTCAGAATCTTTAGGCGGATTTAGTTCAAACTCTTTAAATCCAAGTGCGTTAATGTCCCAATCGGCAATATTTAACTCATTAAGTTGCGATAGTAATATTTCCGCGTCCCAACTTGCTAATTCAGCCGTGCGATTGTCCGCGAGCGCGTACGCCTTTATTTTTTCCTCTGACCAATTGGCAGGCACGCGCACAATTTCTAACGTTTTAATACCAAGTTTGCGCGCCGCTTCTACTGTGCCGTTGCCTGCAATAACAACATCATCTGCATTTATAACAATTGGCTTACGTTGCCCAAATTGCGTTAATGATTCGCAAATTGCGTTAATATTTTTTTCGCTGTGCTTACGTGCGTTATTCGGGTCTAACGCCAAATCATCAATTGAAATGGTTTCTACTACTAACTTTTCCATTTTTGCCTTTCTAGAAATTTAAAGAGAGAGTGCAGGCGGGACAGGCGCTTGCACTCTCTCCGAGCCACAGTTAAGCCGAAGGGATTAACGGCTTACGGGCTTCTTTTACCTTCGCAACGTCCTCTATGTTGAATAGAGAACGCCGTTTCTGCTTGCCGACAGGGACAAGCAGTTTCCGGTAAACCAATTGTCGCAAATTGTTTTTTGTAATGCCTAACAATTCTGCCGCCTTATCTGAATCAATTACATTTTCCATTGTGTGCCTTTCTAAGCCCAAGGGTCGTTTTGCGTATCGGTTGAAACTGGCGCACTAGCCGTATTACGCGGAACAACGCCGTAATTATCAACACTAATGTCCAATGATGTGCGTTCTTTGCCTTCTTTATCTGTGTAAGTGTTACCTGCAAAGCGACCTGTAACGATTACGCGCGTTCCTTTACGTAAATGTTCTATCGCTGTTTCAGCGTCACGCCCCCAAATTGTGCAGTTAAACCAAGTTGTTACGCCGTCTTGCCAAACTTCATCTTTTTTAATGCGTGGCGTATTTGCGATTGAAAATTTTAAATACGCTTTATTGCCTGATGTAAATGCAATTCCTACATCATTTCCAATATTGCCTGTAACTGTTATAACGCCTTCACCAGCCATTTTTGTCCGCCTTGTCTAAGTAAATGTATGTGCCTTCCTCGCTAAGTGTAACAATAGAACCGTTAGGCAAAAGTAATGGATAGGCAGACGGCGTGGCGTATGTTGGCACCATATGACCACTTGCGGTGGCTTTTTGCACATTTAAATGCACGGCGTTATTACCCATATTGTGGCAAGCGTGATGTAACGCAACTAAATTATCTATCGTGTCTTTACCGCCGCGTGATTTTAGTTTGCGATGATGTAGTGCAAACGTGTCTGTAAGTGCGTTACCGCACAACTCACAGTAGTTTTGGCAACGTGCAAGAATCGCCTCACGTAGAGCCGTCCAATCTGTCATTTACTGTCCTTTATGAGCAAGTAGGTGGCTTAGTTGGCGTTTCCGTTGAGTGTCATATCAATCCGTTGGACGGCGCTAGTAACGAAATCTTTACTTGGTCGGAGTCCGCCTAATACGCGCTCGCGGATTGTAATATAAACACCTTCTGTTTCGCCATATGCTTTTTGCGCCGTTAAACGTACAACTTGTTGGTCATCTTCATATGCAACACCAGTTAAGCCATCAAGTACAGCGCGAATTAATTTATCCAAATCAGGACGTACATATGGCTCATTACGTTTAACAGTTTTTGGTTTGTTAAAAATAAACAGTAATTCCATATCTACGCCGACCTGTATTTTTGTAATGTTAGTGCCACGCGCTATCGCCGCAATAGTGCCGCGCCATAACGCCAACTCACGTTCTTTAACGTGTATGGCGTGACCCTTAATAAACTTTAAAGAGCCTTGCGAAACTGGTTTGCCTTTAACAAAAAAAGATTTTTCAATACCAGTTGTTACGTTGCCAGAATTGCCAGCCCAAACAAGGGCTTCCATATCGGTGTTCAAGATAGCGCAACCCCCTGTCAATTTGAACCGATACTAACAGAGATTTCTCGCCTAACATTTGGGCTATGCCAAACGCCGTGCTGTGCGGATTATCGGCTAAATGATTCCAACCCGATTCTTTGCCCCATAATTTGCTTAAACACGCAAATTGGTCATCTGACCAGTTATATTTGGCAAGTTGGTCTTTTGCATATTGTTTTGGATTTTCTAACGCTTTTTGCTCAACTGTTACAACTATTTCAATTGGCTTATGTGGCGCTTCTGCTTCTGCTGGTGTGCTTAAAGGCAATAATAAAGCGGTAGCCATTATTAGAGCCATTTGTTTGTGTTTTTGATTTTGCATTTTGCTACTCCTTACAGAATACGAGTTTTGCTCGCCTCTTGCTTTTCGTAGATTTCTGCTCGTTTGATGGGTGTGCGCTCACTTAATCGGCGCTGTAATTCCTCGCTAGATGAGGACGTGCTTTGTATGTGCGCCCTTTGTGGGTCGCATTGTGGGCAAAATAATACCCCTTCATACTCTTTTTCCACCACTATTATCTCGCCATCTCTGGCTTTATTTTCTGTTTTGCTTACATATGTGGTGAAAATAAAGCCGTTATCGCAATCTATATGCTCACACCGACACTCAGGATTCTTGCAGGCGAGTGCCATTATTTTCCCCTAACGCTATGTTCGCGCAGATGTGCTGAACCCCCAAAAGCGCGTTATCCATCGTCCCTGATACTTTCAGAATCTGTTTGCGATTACTGATTGGCTCCCAACTACAAATATCGTCATAAATACGCTGCCGAATCTGTTTTTCCAATACAGCAATTATCTTTTTGGCGGTTTCTTGGTCGTTGCCACTTGGCGTGTTAAGAATTAACTGCCCATCTGTTACAGACCAATGATTTTCTTTGCACACTAACTTCATTTGTTTTCCTTTCGGTTAATTTTGCGCCGCCTGTCGGCACAAACAACTGCGCACATTTTATTGCGCCGCCTTATTTGCATACATATTTTGCGCCACTCGGAAGGCATAACTAACCAAATCGGTTAAATCTTTACTTGCCGCCTCATCAATGGCTAGTAAGGCAATTCTGCCAAAACGTTTGGTCATTTGTCCGATACGTCCAATTTCGGCACTAGATAGTTGCCGCGATTGAAGTTCAGATACATACCAAGCCGTTAATGCAATACAGCCGCCTATATCATCACTTGCGTGTAACTTGTCCCACTCTTCCTCAACCAGTTTAGATAAGTTCCAAGCGTTAATGCCATCTGCTCTTGCTATGGCTAACTTGTTGGCAATTATTTCTACCGCCAATTTGGCACTTTTATTTCTAGGCGTAGGAAGGTTTTCTTCTTCTTCTGTATTTATGTATTCTGTATTCTGTGTTCTGTTATCTGTATTCTGTATTCTGTATTCTGTAGGGGAAACTAACGCGTTACCCCAGCCGTCATCACCGCCTTCCGATTCGGCTGGTTCTGCCTCTGTGACTTTGTGACGCTCGCGGTAACGCTTCTGCCTCTCTCTGACAGTTTGCCGCTTTTCTTCCACTTGCGTCTTACTTGTTTGATGTGCCAAGTAATCGTGTATATGAAAGCCGTTATCTTGTGGCGCTTCACGCCATAAGCCAGCCTTTGTTAGTTCTACTATGTATTGCATATCTTCATTGGCAAATCGTGCCGCAATAGTCATTGGCACAAATCCATCTGTTAAATACGTACCGCAATAACACAAACCACTAATGTGTATCCGAAACGCCTTATCAGTTAAACCAACTATCTTTGGGTGATTCGGAAAAGAATCATCTATTTTTACCCACGTCATTACTTCACCGACAATCGCATAGAAGGGTCGCCTTGCTTTTTCGGAACGTACCCTAATAATTTTTGGACTTCTGCTTCGTCAATAGATGACCGCCCTGCCACTTGCGACCACTTAACAGCCACGCCACTTGGCGTTACGCCATCAACATTTTCTAGTAACGCTTTAATGCCGTCCTTTTTATCTTCTAGTGTCTTTATTTCGGCGGATATTTCAATGTATTTATCAACGGCGCCAATTACCACTTCATCTGTAATGGTTTCAGTATTGACTTCTTTACCTTTTCCCAAACATACATCGCCAAAATATGGACAATAATGTTGGCAAAATTGAGCCGCGTGGCGTTCAGGCGCTGGCGCCTCTGTACGTTCTTTTACGTCAGCCAACCACAAAAGTGCGTCCATCGCCATTTGCTCATCATAATTTTCCGTGTGGATTTTTATGTGTCGTTCATCGCCGTCACGTGGTATGCCAACTAATGTTACTGTTTTTGGGGTTTCTCCGTTTTTTGACAGTAAGAAGGCATACAAATGCACTTGCCAACGTTGTTGCTTACTTGGAAAGTAATCCAAATTCTTTAACTTGGTTGTTTTCCAATCTACAACGGCGCCAATAGACGGCACATATAAATCTATATGCCCCTTTAAGCCGTCATATTCCACTTCGCGTTCCATTTGATATTCGTTCCAATCGGCTGATAACGCTTCCTCAATCATTTTATGGATTGCTGTTCCCATTAATGCTGGAAGTTTTAACGTATCGTTTGTGCGTTCGGCGTCCTGTAATTGCAGCCAAACTTGTGTGCGACAACCGCCAATTTGCGATACACCGATTTCCACTTGCTGTGAGCGAGCGCGGTTATTATCGTAACTGTTAAGTGCCTTCATTAACATTTCATCTATTTTCATTTCTTGTCCCTTGCTTCTAGTATGTCGGTCACTAAATCACTCATCAATTCATCGGCAATTTGATTCATATACTTATTACTGGTGAATTGTCTAACTATTTTTATCCATTCGGCAGGCGAAAGGTCATCTTCTGCAATTCCCTCTGCGTCTGTCTTATCAAACCAAATTATGGCTATTTCATAATCGGGTTTTTTATTGGCGATTATGCTGTTAATAAATGAAACTCTCATTATCTGTCCTTTACATTTCTAAACTTGCTCTAACGGACGTTCCGATAGACCGTGCTATATCTACTTGTGTGCGTATTCGTTGAGCGTTGGCACGTGCCGCTTTGACAGTTGCCTCTGCTGAATTCAAGGCGCGGTAAAGATGTGCGTTATCTCGTAACGCTATATCTTGCACGTCTTGAACACGTAGTTTTTCATTTGCAAATGACAGCCTAGATGTTGCCATTGCTATTTCATAGGTGGCTTTTGCGCCGTGATACGCCACTTCCGCGTCATTTAGAAATTGATGAGATTCATCAACTTCTCTGCTTAGGCTGGTAAGGCGATTCTCAATGGCTTGTGGCGTTACCATTTGCGATTCCTTTTGCGCCGTAGCCACACACCGAACATTGGTCTGTGACGTTTAGTTTCCAGTTTCCACAATACCAACATCTAATTGGCTCTTTCGGCATAATCTGTCCGAATAACTGAACATACAATGACCAGCGCCTCGTCCTTTTCAAAGCCAGCCAGTATTAAATTGCCGTATAACTCAAATAGAGCCTCTACTGGCACGTTATTTAACGGCGCGGATTCCTTGTAATGTATTTTTACTGAACTACTTGTAACTTTTGTGCCGCCATTAAGTTTGCTTAACAGCGCCAGCCACTCTGTATTTATATCTTTGCTCACTTACTTCTCATCTCTCTTAGTTGGAATAAGTCGTTCCATTCGGGGTGTTTATCAATTAACAGCCGTGCGTAATATGGCGCGTAGTTGTTATTGATTTTGAAATCGGAATTTGGGTCGTCCGTTTTCATATAGTAATTCCAACGTAATACCTCTAACAGCATATTTATGCCGATACGTTTGCGTCCGCGTTGATACATTTCTTGGGTCATTGATTCAAGTGCCGAAAACACCTGCGGATTACGTTCGTGAAACGTTTGAAATCTATCCGCAGGCGTTGTTTCGCCACTAAAATCTAATTCCCAATGGAAATTATTGTCCAACACTTACGCCATCTTCCAATTCGCTTTTGCGAACCATAATCGCCATACGTAGATTAATTTCTTGTCCAAGAACTGGCGACATAAACATATAATCTAAATACACTTTATGGCGGTCAAATAACGCTTTTAGTGCTTCTACTGTCGTTATTTTTTCCACTTCATCTAAAATGTTAAGCAAATCAACAGTAAGTTCATTGTTTGCTTTTGTAGTTTGTGGCGTAATTTCTGTAATCTCCACAACAGGTTGTGCAACTGGCGTACTAACTGGCGCCGCCTGTTCCATTTCTTCTGCCGTGTAGATACCTGATAAGTCATTTGGAAATGCCTTGCGTAACGCTAGTGCCTCGGCACATTTCGCTATCATCAAATCAGGCATTTTTTTCCAAATAGGCGAGTTAGCGTTATAACTCTCAAACTTTGCAACAGCCCACAAAACTTCTGTGAAGCCTTTGCGCATAACGCCAACTTTTGCCGCTGTTGGCGGTGTGCTTTGTAGCCAAACGTCTGTCCATACGCCGTCCGCGCCACACCAAAATGGACCCGATTGACCTGCGTATTCGTTAGAGCGTTGTGCAACGATACGTAAGCCATCAATACTGGCTTGGATTGTAAAACGTCCGCCGCGTTCAATCATATAAATTTGCCGTGCAAATGGGTCTAGCCCTGTGCGCTGACAATAATGAAGAAACACCGCTAGTTCAGGCTTTGGCGCATTTGCCAGCCCAATCTGCTTTAGTGCGGCTAGTTGTTGCTCGTCCCAAAAGTTTTGGTCGGAATTAACTGCAAGTGCTGAACTGTTATTACTCATTTGTACTGTCCTTTTCTTTGATTGTGCGCGATAAATTAATGCGCTGGATTGTTGGGTTTAATTCCGCGCCTGAAAGAGCGTCAAGAATTCTTTCTGCCGCGTATTCGCGTAACTGTTCGTTACGTTCTTTTGTGCTTTGTTTTTCTATTGTTGCTTTTGGTTCAGGCATATCAACTGCGACTATTGCCTTTATATATATTCTTGCCATTTTTTGCCTTCCTATTTTGCACCGCCGTGCGCCTTGCACTTCGGCTGAAACAACTGCGCCTATATCCAACCAATTTGGCACGCCGAATTTGGTTGCGTTAAATCGCAATTGATATAAAAGTGGAACATAAACTGCGCCATTAAAAAGCCAACTACTAACAACAGGAGAAATACAAGGCGATTGCCGCGAACTGTTAGGCGTTGTGCTGACGGATATGTTGAACGTACAAAATACAAAACAGCGCCACTAAAAAACGTGGCGAAAATAAACGCTAATACATTACTCATTTGTGGTTGCCCCCTAATTAAATTCTACTTGATACGTCATAGGAACGTCATAGGCGCGTTTGGCACTTATCTGTGTGTCTTTATGTAGATAGATAAGTGCCAACGCGCCTAATCGGTTAGTTTGGCTGGTTAGTTAAGAAGTGCCAACATTTTGTTCTTGAATCGGTCGCCGTTGCCATTCACAATACGTTCGGCACGTGCCACGTCACCATCTTTGGCACGAACTGGCTTAGCCCAATCTGAATACTCAGCGAACGTGTTATATGCCGCCCACTTTGTATTCTTAACGTTGGCTTGCGTTGGCGCTTTCCATAATGCCATTAATGTGCCACGTGCCTGTTCTGCCATTGTGACGGCACGTGGTGATTCAGGGTCATTAAGTGGAATTGCGATTTCAACCATTTGAGCGAACTCTTTGTCCGTCATCTTTTGGCTTAGTAGTAATTCAGCCTCACGTTCAAATTCCTCGGCATATTTAAATGTAATGCCAAGTGCTTCACGTGCCGCTTGAATCTTGCCTGTTGATGAGGCGGTGTGGCGTACAGAGAACTTACTTTTAGCCGCTTTTAAAGCCGCCGTTAAAGTGTTCTGACATACGACACGAATAGGCGTAACTGCCACACTAAATGAGGACGACCCATCGTGCGTATTCCACGCCATTAAATACATATCAATGGCATCCACGCCGCCGATATTTAAGCCGCTTGGCAATTTCATAGTCATAAAGACTTTGCGCCCATTATCAATTGAGCCAGCGGTTTCAAAAACTGCGCCTGATTCATCTGACACGTAGTTAAGAAACGAAAACGCGTCCGAATTTTGGACAGGCGTATATCGGTTGCCAACCACGCCAAGCGAATCTGCTTTGCGTGTTTTTGGGTGATAGCGATACGTCATAAAGCGGTCAGGGTGCGTAACTTCTTCCATTGACCCTTCTTCCATCGCCGAATTGCCGTACATTGGCACCATTGTTGTAACTGGTTCTTCCGATTTAAATACAGTCCAATCCAGTTGCGCGGTCTGTAACGCTGTTTCTGCGTTAAGTGCGCCATCTGTAACTGTGCCTAACTTATGCCACGCTACTTCACGTGCTGTAAAGAACGCGGTTGTGCCATCTTCAAACTGCTCTAGATTATGTGCCATTTTTATTTACTGTCCTTTTCTGTTGTTGCCAAAACGCCATCTGCGGTTTGGTTTAGTTCCTTACATACTTTCAAAGCAACTTCATAAGTGTCGCCACTAAATGTTGGCGTTGGCACTATTGGTTTGCGTTGAAATCTTGCGTCGTTGTACCACTTAACCCAAGAAAAGAAATCAATTACCAAATATTGGCTTGATTTGCATAGCCCTGCGTTATAAGCGGCGTCGTGGTAATGGCTATTCGGTTGAATAGTGATGTATGAATTTGGTTCCTGTTGCATATTAGTTGTCCTCTTCCTGTGCGTTGTCGGCTTCATATTCTTCATCTTCACAATTGGCGTCCTCACCAAGTGAATCTGTATCTACGCGGAGTTCTAGTGCGGCGATTGCCTTTTCTTTTGCTTGTTCTTCACTATCAGCCTCAATACCTGTAATTGTGGCTGTAACTGTTACATCTACCGACCAAGTAAATACAATTTTACTTGCGCCAATATCTTCTAGTAATTCATTAATATCGTTCAAGTCCATTTCAATAGTGGCGTCTTTATCGCCATCTAACATCTCAACAAACTTGGCACGAACTGTTTCACGATTGGAACGGGCTGTATCGCGTTGTTCTTGAAGGCGTGAATAAATAGAATCTTTTGATTGCGCCAATTCAATACAACGTTCTTCCAGTTTTACTAAACGAGCCACAATGCCATCTGCATTATGTTCTTTTACAAACTGCTGTACTTCTTCTTCCATTGTTAGTACGTATGTATCTTCGGTTGTTGTTGTTGTTGTTTCTGTCATTTTTCTGTCCTTTGTTAGTTACATTGACGAGCCTCGTCAGTAGCGGCGATTACCGCTAGACCGCCCGAAGGCGGTTTCGGCTTAGTCCAAATAAAGTTCCTCACTATTAGTACATTTGGAATCAGGACAAAACATAAGTTTTATCCATTTGCCTATTACAACGGATTTGCCACACATACCACACTTGATAGTGCCGCTACGTGCTGGTTTAGCCATTGAAATTAACCCACTTACTGGCGGCGGCGAGTAAGTTGTCATAATCGCCACTCATTGAATCCATTGTGTATTGACTTACTTCTTCTTTAGTGGCGCCAGCATTACGTAATGCTCTAGAAACTGTTGCCATAATTGAAAACGCGTTGCCATCTGGACTATCTAAGTCAATTGCGACGATAACGTTTGGATACTTTGGTGTGTTTGTTGTCTTAGGCATTTGTTAGTTCCTTTTCTGTCTCGGTTAATGCGGTGTAATAAGCCGCCTTGATTTGATTTGCTGTCGTGTTGTAGTGATTACTTTGTCCTAATTCGGTCATACGCTTTAGGAACTGTGCTGATGTGCGATTGGATACGTTAGTTGTAAGTCCAATACGGCGCTTTATATCTGCCAATGTAATTGAATGGTCGCCAGTTATTTGTGCATATACTTTAACGCGAGCATAAAATTCACCGTAGTTTTCTTCGGTAATTTCACCCAAATCTGTAACAAGTGTTACAAAATAGATGTTGTGCGTCATTGGATAATTTGCGTCAGTATTAAGTTCTTCCCAATTAACGCAATTTGTGATGTTTGTAGTTAGTGCCATTTGTTTCTGTCCTTTTCTATTTGGTTGGTTGGTTTGGTTAGTAATTACGGCTACACGGACGGCATACTGTGTTATTAGAACAGTAACAATCTGATTCGCCTTGTGTTTTTTCCGCTACTACGCGGCTTACTTGTATTGCCATTTCATAATCGCCGTCAAAATCTTCTGCGTTATACATTGTTATGCCTTTGCTTTACGTTGTGCGATTAATGCCTCGCTTAGTTCAGAGTGAGTAAGAAAATCTTGTAACTTTCCTTTAGTCACTAACTTGCCATTTCTGTCACGCTTACCCATAAATATTTCGTCAATAAAATTAACAAAATAATCTACGTCAAAATTACTGTTAAATGATTTTGCTACTTCACAATAACCTTGAATTGCTTTTTTTGTTGCCATTAGTTGTTGTGCTTTCTCCATTGCGCTGTTATCGCTATGAAGAATTGTTAAGTTAATATCTGCGAATTTAATCGCCATTGCTGTGAAGTGCTTTTTGGTCATTGTCATTTGCCTGTCCTTTGTTTGTAGTTGATTGGCTGTCCTCATCAGTAACTATTCGCCAAATAGTTATATCGCGCCGCCTTTTAGTGACGGCGCGATTTCGGAATTTGTTGCTGTCCATAATCAGTATGTTCTAAGGCTGGTTCGCCATTGGGTCCTTCGCCGCTATCAAATAACTTTCCTATCGGTGTCACACGCTCGGCATTTCTGCGTCTTGGCGTCCGATATCCGTTACAACTTTACGGCGGGTCACAAACTTGCCAAATGTATTACACGTCGCCGATTCGGTCACGTGACGAATACCAAACTGTGCCTATCTGTTACAACTTGCCGCCAATCGGCGATACTTGTGTAACTACGTGCTGGCTGGTTTGGACTTTGGTAGTTTTGCTGGCTACATATTGAATTGTGGCGCGCTACTGACAACTGCGCCACAAATTCTTGCCTTCTCTATGAAATAAACACCGCCAAAATTTGGTCAATCGCGCGTACTGTCCCGAAGGATTAATTGCAGGGCGGATTGGCTACTCTTTTTTTGGTGCTATTTATTTATCAAGCGGCGGACGCGTAACATAATTTTTCTCGGCTAAGTTTGGGTGCCTAGGCGTTAATCCCATTTCCAATTTCTTGGAGTAATCGTCTTTCGACAGCGTACGAGAAATTTCTGAAAGCGTTATTTAGTTATGAGATAAGTGTAACAGATTAAGCCGACGTGACTTTTAACGCGTTATTTAGAGCGTTACGAAAAACATTTAAATGGCATATAAATGTGCGTATGTGCGCACGTGGCGGTGTAATTGCTTGGCATTAATTAGGTGGCATTGCGGCGGCAAATCGGCGGAACAACTGCGCACATTTTTTTATTTGCGCCTGCAATTTAAGCAAATACGTCCGCGCCTGCCTGCAATACGCACAGTATTTTCGGCGGTGTATTCGTGTCCGTTGCCACAATGTGTGCGAGCGCCACGTGCTTGCACGTGCAAACTTCTTTTAATGTTTTCTGATTGCGTTATTGCTTGCAAATGTGCTGGATTAACGCAACTGGTTTGGCGGCATATATGGTCAATAACAAAACCATCAGGTATTGCGCCGTTAAAATATAAATAAGACCATTTATGTGCGGTGATTGAACGCCTATTTGTGTCAGTAAATATGCCGTAACCGCTTTTTAATTTAGAGGCTGTCCATATCCAGCAACCATCGGCATTAACGGCGTATTTGGCGTGGAAGCGGTTTAGTATGGACATAAAAGAAGCCTAGCGGCGCCACTTCCCCAAGAGCAACCGCTAGGCAACATTATTTAGTTGTGGCGAATTACGCCGTTCTGCCAAATGCAGAATCTTTTTTATTCATATAGCGTGCAAGAGTTGGAAGTGCGCCTGCCCACAGTGCATTGGCAACGGCTTTCCAATCAGCGCCACTTAAATCAAGTGGTGAGCCGTAACTCTTTACAGCCATAACTGTTACAACAGCGCCGATAAGTGCGCCAATTGCATTACGTACATAACTATCTAGTATTGCTTTATTCATATTTACTCCTTTGGACGAGCAACTGCCATAATTGTTTGATAGTTGCGCTTTTTCAAATAAAAGCCGTCGCCATTTGATTGGCTACCGCTTTTACCCGAACTTGTGTTGCCTTCATATACTTGTAAAGTCTTTAGAGTTGTATTATGCGAGCGCACAATGCCCACGTGGTCAGCCTGTGCGTCCTCATCAAACTGGAAAAACACAATATCGCCACGTTTTGCCTGTCCGATTGGCACTATTTGATTATTCTTAGTTAAATATTTAAGCCACGCGTCACAGGAAGCAAATCCTTTTTTAGTGTTAGCAACTGACGCAATAGCGCCTGAATCAAAATACATCTTGCTGGCACTCATAGCGCACCACGGCTGGTTGTTTAAGCCGTACCACTTGCCAAATGTAGTGTCATTATTTGCGCCTTCTGTATAGCCAACAGAAGCCTCGCAAAGTTCCATTAGTTTATTAATGTCCATCTTCCGTTACTTCCTTTTCTATTGGCGGTTTAGGTTTAGATTTTAGCCCATTTGCGCTTAATATTCCTGAAAGAGTGCCAGTTAAAAACACGCAAAGAGTTGATACTAAATCAATAAATGCCGCGTCATTAGGCGCTTGCGCCATTGGTTGCGTTACAAAAACAAGTGCATATAACATCGCAAATACAGAGCCAGCAAACACACACGCAAGCAATATGCCAATCGTTACAATTAAACGTGCGTGTAATTCTTCGGGCGTTAGTCGTTTTCTAGCCATTATCTGTCTCCACGTTAGGTAATAAGTCTTTCGTACATTGACCAAGCGCCTCACATTGTGGCGGATTGCACTCTGCTTTTTGCCAGTTTTCATATTCTTGGCAAGGGTATCTAGTGTAACCCTGATAACCGCAACTGGTTAAAAGTAATGTGCTTATTAGCCCCCCGATAAGCCACTTAATGTTTTTCCATTTCTATCTCCATTTGCAAAGATTATCAGAGCGCCGTCTGTGTCAATTTATACCACGCCGAGCCGTCCCAATACACGATACGTTGCGAATTAGTGTCATAAAACAAATCGCCTACGCGCGGATTGGTTGGCGTATTAGTTAAAAAATTAACACTTGGTGCGGTAAATCGCTGTGCAGTTTCTAATTTAGCAAGGCGGTTATATATGTCCTGAAACATTGTTTTTAAGTTAGGCGGTTGATTAATATATGCCATAGCCGTTCCTTAGTTGGTAGTAATCGTTAGAGTAATTGTTACACGTTCAGGGCCATCTTCGCCCGGCAACACATTTAAACCAACAATACGATAAACGGCGTCCAAACCATTAGGAAATCTTTCGTCTTGAATAATAAGCCGTGCGTCATCTCCAATTGCATAAGTGCCAAATGTAGGCTCAACAAAGGCAGGCACAATTACGCTAATAATTGGCGGTGGCGTAGCAAGTGCCTGTACTTGTGCGCTCGCCAATTCATTTAAAACTGTTTGGTCGGTAATGTCAGAATAAGAAACTGTTACATCTAACAATGGAAAACCAGCCGTTATTGAAGTCGTATCTTGTACATTTGCTTGCAATTTGCCTTCATTAGAGCCAGCGCCTGTAACGTAAAGATTATTAGAAACAATTGAGCCATCTTCGGGATATTCGTATTGCACAATGTTGCCTGCTGGAAAAATAAATACAGGCGTACTTAAATCGCCTACGCCACTATCTACATTACCAGTGCGCGGATAGCCAAGCACTAAAGTTTTAAGTGGTTCATTGGTAATTGCGTCGTATTCCACCTTAATATTGAAATCAAAGCCATCATCTTGGCGCGATAAATCTTGAATTGCTGAATAAACATTTTTATATTCGTAATCATAATAAACGCGGTCAATTAGTATGCCTGACGTTTCTGCGCCTGTGATAACGCCAATATCGCCACTAGGTAAAGCCTGTGCATTGTCTATGAGAGTACGCGCAATTAACAGTTGGTCTGCATTATTAAATGCCTCTGTTGTACTGATAAGGCGGTGTTCAAAATAAGATTCAAATTCTCTTGCGGTGATGGACAAAACTTGGTCGGCGCTGTTATAAGAACGTGACCAAATAACGCCACCCCATACCAAAACGCCATTTCTATCTACATAAATGGCATTGCGTGTTGGTTGTGTTGAATTATCTACGTTATAGCCGTATGTATTAACGCCTGATAAAAGTAAATGTGCGCTAAATGCACCAGCCTGATTTAATTGTTGAGTAAAAGATACGCCAGTTATAGGTAATTCGGCAATTATTTCATTAGTTAAAAGGTCGGCAAATAAATAACGATAAGTAGTAGTCATTGTTACTCCTTAGTTATTTACAGGTATTTCAACCCAACTTAATGTTGCTTCGTCCCAAACATAAAGTTTGCCATCAGCAGGGTAGGAAATTGGCGCCTGCCATACGCAAGTATCTTCATTTAATACCCAAGAATTAAAAAGTTTTTCCGCAATAAACGCGTCACGCGTTGGGTCATAAATGCCGCCAATTTGCGCATAATTTTTGCGGAAATTACTATTGTAAGAAGTTTGTATCCAAGTGCCGCCTAAAAGATTGACGCAAAAATCAATGCCTTTTTGTTCGGATTCGTTACCATTTTCATCAAGCAACTCGTTGTTATGCACAACAATTACTTGTTTAACTATATTATTTTCATCTAGTTCTGCAAAGTGTGCCATTAGAAAGTTATGCTCCCGCTTCCACTAAATCTGTAAATCTTGTATCCACCCGTATTTGTAAATGTAGGTGAACCTGTGGTAGATGTAGCATTAGGGTATGTATTTGAATAACGAATAATTACTACACCAGAACCACCAGAACCTGGAGAACTTGAACCAGAGCCTCCGCCACCACTACCTGTGTTTCCTGTTCCATTACCGCCGCTACCAGTTGCTGAACCATTACCACCAATTCCGTGACCACTTCCTTGCGGTTGTCCGTCAAAGCCAGAACCGCCTCCACCAGCAGCATAGTTTGTAGATGTACCACTTATGCTAGATGTAACAAGGTAGCCACCATTAGGAGGATTCCATTGAGTTGTGTAACTTATTGGTGTACCAGCACTTCCCGCGCCGCCACCGCCACCACAAATCGCTCCACCGCCACCACCAGCGTTTCCTTCTCCAGAAGTTCCTGCGCCAGCAGCACCACTTCTTGTAGCACCACCACCTGAACCACCGTTAGCGCCATTGGGAGTTGAACCACCAATTCCACCGCGACCACCACCAGTAGAAGTAATTCCATTAAATACTGAGTTACCACCATTACTAGCGCCACCGCCACCGCCACCAACTGTAACTGTGTATTGAGTTCCGCCTACAACTGCTAATCCCGTTGCTGTTCTATAACCACCTGCACCACCACCACCAGCAGCGTTTGTTCCAGAGTCATAGCCACCACCGGCACCGCCAGCAAGAACAAGGTATTCAACATTTGGCGTTGCAGGAATAGCGGGTGTCACGCTGTTAGAAGCCGCAGAAGCAGTTGAAGTTCCATTTGCGTTAGTTGCCGTAACTGTAAATGTATAAGCCGTTCCATTAGTTAAACCTGAAACTGTAATTGGACTTGTGCCTGTTCCTGTAATAGAACTTGGAGATGAAGTTGCCGTGTATGCAGATACAGCCTTGCCGCCTGTTGCATTTGCTGTATAAGTAACTGTTGCACTTGCATTTCCAGCCGTTGCAGTTCCGATTGTTGGCGCTTGTGGAACAGTTGTTGCAGTAACGCTTGCAGAAGCCGCAGAAGCAGCGGAAGTACCTATCGCATTTGTTGCGGTAACTGTGTAAGTGTAAGCCGTACTTGAAGCAAGACCAGTAACAGTAAGTGGAGATGAAGCGCCTGTTGCCGTAAATCCACTTGGGCTTGAAGTGACAGTAAATGAAGTTGCCGCCGCGCCTGCGCCAGCGGTAAATGCAACAGAAGCCGCGCCATTATTAAATGCACGTGCAGTTCCAACGTCAGTAGCAGTTACGCCAGTAGGAATTCCGGGCGCACTTTTTTTAGACGAAGCAATAACTCCGATAATAGGCATTATGAAATATCTCCTACCACATACCAAGTATCTGTTGCTGTTTTAATGCAGGTAGCAGAAGCGTTCTGTACGCGTAATTTTGGCGCAGTTGGAGTTCCGCCAGTAGAAGCAACAGTTACGCCGCCAGCGCCTTGAATTGTAATTTGCCCTGCGCCTGTTTGAATAATAGTAATTTGAGTTCCTGTAGGAAACGCAACAGAAGCGTTTGTTGGAATAGTAATAGTTCCAGCAGTTGCGCCGTTGCTTGCTAATAAAATGTCGCCTTGGTCTGTAAGAACAAGAGTGTAAGCGTTTGTAGTAAATGTTGGAGTTAGTAGTGATTGACGAATAATTGCGTCAGCAAAAGTACCGCCTGTTATTGTTGGATTAGTTCCAAATACATTAGAACCTGTACCTGTTTCATCTGTAAGTGCCGCCGCAAGATTTGCGCTTGATGGCGTTCCTAAAAATGTTGCAACGCCTGCGCCTAAAGAAGTAATGCCTGTGCCGCCATTTGCAACAGGTAACGTGCCAGTTACACCAGTTGTTAAAGGTAATCCTGTTGCGTTTGTTAAAGTTCCGCTTGAAGGAGTACCCAACGCGCCACCTGATGTAAGTAAAGTTGCGCTTGAAGGAATTGTTGTGCTGTTAATTGTTCCAGCAGTTGTATTTCCGCTAAGTGTCGGTGTAGTGATAGTTGGGCTTGTTCCAAGAACATTTGCGCCACTACCTGTTGAAGTTGTAACACCAGTACCGCCATTCAATACAGGCAAAGTGCCAGTTACGCCAGTAGTTAAAGGCAATCCAGTTGCATTTGTTAAAACTCCCGAAGCAGGCGTTCCAAGTGCTGGCGCTGTCATTGTTGGCGAAGTTAAAGTTTTATTTGTAAGAGTTTGAGTGCCAGTTAATGTTGCAACAGTTGAATCAATAGCAATAGTTCCAGAAGTAGTAATTGTTCCGCCACTTAATCCTGTGCCAGCGGTAACAGAAGTTACAGTTCCAGTTGCGCCAGTAATAATGTAAGAAAGTGAGTTCCAAGCAGTTGAACCATTACCAATTTTTGCTTTGTTGGTATCAGTTTCAAATCCCCACTCGCCTGACGCAAGTGTTGGGTTAGCGGACGTCCATTGTGCCGCAGTTCCTCTGCGTATTTGTATTTGCGTTACAACTGCCATTATGGAGTACCCCCGTTAAAGAACTGTGTTGCTGTGTCATTATATTGTCCATTATTGTATGGCGCAATGCTATCAAATTGCCCTGCGTCTATTGCACTTTCGGCAGGCGCATTTACAACTTGCACCCAAGATAAACTGTTATAAACCATTAAGCCGTAAGTGGTGTTGTAATACAAATCGCCTGTTTTTAAAGTAGGCGTAACAATGTCCGTTGCTGAAACAGGAACATTGGTAGGCGTTAATGCTAAACGGCTCACGTAATATCACCAACTACTAACCAGTTATTATTAGAAGTTTGAATAGCGGTGCAAGTGCTGTACTGCGCTCGCAAAGTTGGAGTTGCCGCAGTTGCGCCTGTTGAAACAATAGTTACGCCTGCACCACCTTGTATAGTTAATGAACCAGCGCCGTATCTAGCAAAAGTAATTTGCGAACCAACTGAATAATCAACGCTGGAATTAGGCGGAATAGTTGTTGTAATTGCTGACGCATTAGATTGCGTTACAAGTTTTCCGTTATCGGATAAAACTGTTGTATAAGTTGTTCCTGTTTGTGTATTAACAGCAAAATTTAATTGTGGCGCAGGAAGATTTGTAGTTACATCTACGCGTTCGTCTGTAATATTTGCCGCAAGAATAGAAGTTACTCCAGCGCCTACTGCAATATTTGCTAACTTAATTGAGTTGGCTGGCGTTGCTGGTGCGGTAGGCGAACCAGCAGGAGTTCCAGCAATAACTTGAAAAATAACATCATTAAATGCGCCTGTGTAATAAGCGTCCTGCACAGTAACGCAAACAATATCAATTCTTGGATTAGTTGGATTGGCGGTAGTTACAGTTAAAGTATTTGGCGCGTCATTATAAGCAACATAAGTTCCCATATTGCTTTGCGTAGTTCCAACTATTGCCGCCCAACCACTAGCAACAATTACTGACATACCAGCAGGCGAATTTGGCGTTACCGCTAAAGAAGAAGTACCAATAATGCCTGTTGTGGCGTAAAGTGCTTGTGTGCTTAATCGGTCATTTTCGGCAGGGTGGGAGCCGTTTTGTAACCAACTTGGCGGTGTGCGTAATGTCATTTATTCTCCTAAATATACGCCGAGTTCCAAGTGACAATTGCCTGTGTAGTGCCACTTAGAGTACCAGTTCCAGTTAAATAAAAATTGTTATTTCCGGGTTGCGCCCAAAACCAATCTCCCGATAACAGCAAATTACGAGCAGGCGCACCATTTAACGTTATAAGTTTATTGTATAAATCCACTACTAGGCTGTCACTTGAAGAAAATGTGCCAACAAAATCTAAGGCAAAGCCTTGCGTTTCGTTGCCAAGTACAGGGTTGGTAATTGGCCCAGTTAAAGTAATAGTCGGATAGGCATTTGCCCAACCATTGTTAGAAATAGTGGTAGTAATTTCAACCGAACCGCCGCCATACGTTAAATTATATACGCGGTTATAAGTGCGACCTGTTGGTGGCGTATATGCCAAAGTAGCCGTTTGCTCGTTATTACTGAAATAGGCTGGATTAGGGCAAAAAAACTCCACCATAGAAGTAATCTTGCCGTACGTGTAATCAGGGTCCACAACGGTCTTTAAACCGCGCACACGTGCATTTAAAAACTGAGTGTGAGATGGCGGCATTAAAAAATAAAGTGGCGTTGTGCCTGCCGTTTGAGGCAGTAAATACGATTGGATTGTGTTGTAGTTTGTTTGCGCAGAAACGCCATCTGCCCCAAGAGTGTTAAACATAACTGTAACAGTTCGTCCAGCCAAGAAATCTCGCCCTGAAAACATACCATCGGCATAGCCTCTGTTATCGTCTTGCGAGCGCAACTGAGGAAGCGCCTCTAAGCCATCAACAGAAAGAATTTGATAAGGCGAACCAGCGCCACCAAACGTTAATCCGTTAAATGAAAATGAATACGATTGCGTCAATGTAACTGTCATAACATCACCATATTTCCACCGCCACCTGTTGCCACGCCAAATTTGGCAGCATTTGTAACTGCTGTTGCAATATCGGCAGGAGAAGCATTTGTGTTGGCTGTAACGTTTGTTGTAACAGTAACTCCGCCCGAAGTCATACCAACCATATCAGGATTAAACGCATTGTAATTACCAGCAGAGTCAATTCTTCCGCCTTTTGCATAAATTGAAGGCGTAGGAACAGCAATTGGCGTTTGCATAGTGGTTTTTGCCGCAACAAAACTAGATAACATTGCCGCTATTGCCGCTGTTGTGGCTTTTGTTGCGTCAGTAATTTTGCCAAGTTTGTCTTTAAAATCTTTTTCAATCTCTGTGAGAGTATCGTTTAACTCTTTACGAGCCGCCTCGCTTTTTTCTGCAAATTCAGCCTGTGCTTCTATTAACGCTTCCGCCAAATCACTATTTACTTGCGCCACAGCCTCATTAAAGGATTTATTTTCTTCTGCCAAAGCCTCTGCCAAGTCAGCCATAGCCGTTGCAATAGCCGTATCACGTGTTTTTTCCGCGTCAGCCATAGCCTGATTAAAAGTTTTATTAATTTGCGCCTGTTGTGCTGTGTATTCGGCGGCTTGTTTTGTTAATGATTGTTGTAAATCTATTTGTGCTTGTGCGTATGCTTTATTAAGTTCAGCGGTAGCCAATTTGCCGCCTGAATTCATAGCCTTGGCAAGCGCGTCTAAGCCTGTATCGGTTGTGGTTTCTATATCGGCATAAGTAGCCTGTAACTCTTTTATGGTTTCAGGGTTGGCGTTCATAATTGATTCCGCCAGTTTGTTTCCTACTTCGGGTCCAGCCGCAACAACTTCTTCAATAAATGTTTGGCTAAATCCTTTAGCCTGTAATGCCGCCGCGTTCTTGGCAAGTTCTTTAGAAGCCGCCAATTTGTCTTTCATTTTGGTTAATAAATCGCCAATGCTTGCTGTGCCAGCCTCTGACAAGCCTTTAAATAAATCTGTAACGCTAAACTCTGTGCCTTTTTTGTATGCGTCACGCAAACGATTAACGGAACTCTCAACAATAGATTGCAACTTTTCGTTACCTTGTTTGGTAATTTCAGCAATTTTATTTATGTTGTCTTGTGTTGCCTTTTCTAAATCTTGGGCTTTTTTGGCATTAAGGTCAGCCATAGTTTCATTAAATCTATTAGTTGCTTCAACAGATTTCTTTTTGGCGTCAGCCTCAAGTTTGGCAACTTTTTCAGTATGATTTTTTGTAAGGTCGGCAATTTTTTTAGCCGCGTCAGAGCGTAATTTAGTTGTAGTTTTATCGTAATCTTTTTCAAGTTCTGCCATTTTTTCATTAAATTTAGTACGAGCAGAAAGAATTTTATCGTTAGTGTCTTTAATAATTTTCATATAGCCTTCATTGGCTTTTTTAATTTTATCGTTACCGCCACCAGCGCCAGCGCCAGCGCCACCATCAACAGTTGCGCCGCCTGTATTTGGCATATCAGGAATTTTAGGCGTTAAGAAAGTTAATTTAATTGGCTTATTAAGTTTATCTAAACCCTCAGCCATACCTGTAACTTTTTTAGCCGCGTCATCAAAAAATTTACCTACTCCGTCTGTTGCAGATTCAAGTCCTTTAAGTGCTTTGCCAGCGGCATCCACGCCAAGTAACGAAAGTCCTTTTAATAATAATTTAAGCGGACCAGTAGCAATTTTAATAAAGCCTGTCGCTAAATCGCCAACAACTCCAATAAGGAATCCAAATGCTTTTATGCCAACTTTGCCAATTTCAATCATTATTTTTCTAAATGGCTCACATTTATTCCATAACAAAATAAACGCGCCAATAAGTAACACAACAGCGGCAACAACCAAACCAATCGGATTTATCGCCATAGTTGTATTAAGTGCGGCTTGTTGCCCTGTCATCATAGCCGTAACTGTTTTCTGAACACTTGTAATTGCTGCCCAAACTTTAGTGCTTGCTGCCACTATTTTTATAGTTGCGTTATAAGCCGCCAAAGCAAAAGTAACTGTGACAATAACGCCAGCCAAATAAGAAAGCCAAGACGAATTTTGTTTTACCCACGAAACTGTTTTTGTAATTGTGTCTAAAAACTTTTGTAAATACGGCATAAGAGTTGCGCCTAATGTTTCTGCAACATCAGCAAATTTTTCTTTAGTAACGGCTAATTGACCAGCAAATGTTTTTGTATAAGCAACTGCTTGTCCGCCAATTCTTGCATTAAGTTCTTTCATTGCTTTATCAATTGCTTGCGCTTTAGGCAAAGTGGTATCTAATGTGATACCCATTTCTTTAAACGCTTTGGCGCCGCCCATATTTGCTTTTGCAACAATTGCAGAAGCGTCAGCAAGCGAAATGTTTTTAACGCGAGCCAAGTCCGCAGATGTAGCAAGCAACGCCTGTGCTTTATCTAAATCACCAGTTGCTCTAAATAGAACATCAAAACCGCCAGCGGCTTCTTCTCCGCCAAAACCTAAATCAACATACGCGCCAGTAAGCCCTTCAACTTTTGCGCGTGTTTCTGCCGTATTTACGCCAAAGTTAGAAAGAGTTACGCCAAGTTTGTTTAGGGCTTGCTCGGCTTCATTGGCTTCTTTAATGCCAAACGCGGCAAATCCAACAAACGCCGCGCCCATAGCAAGAACGCCAGCAGTAGCAATTTTGCTTGCTTTATCTATGCCTGAAATCTTGCCGCCTGCGCTATCGGCAGAGTTGCCCATCTTGTCTAATTCGCCATCAACTTCTTTAAACTTTGCAATGGCTTGGTCAGCAATAGCCTTGATTTCAAATACGGCTGGCGGTAAGAAACTTGCCATTATTTACCGCCAATCGCCATATGCTTTTGCACAATTCTAGGGGCAATAAGCCTAAATTTGGCATAAGCAGGCGACATATAAGGGAACTTTTGTCCTTTAGTCCAAGTTGGCGCGCCGCCCATTTCTACTGCGCGTCCGTAAATCATAGTTGGTCCAACGATTGCTTCATACTTGGCAAACCCAACATTATATTTTTCGCCGCGTATAGAACGCCGCAAATTGCCTGTTCGGTTCATAGGCGGTTGTCCTGATGTAGCCACTTGTCCTTTTGGTCGCTTGCCGACTATCTCGGCTTTAGCCAATTGAATTAAAGTGGTCATCATTTCGTCACGTGTGGCACGTGCGCCATCATCAATTGATTTGCCAGCCTTTTTAGTTGCTTCGCGTACCAATTTCAGATTACTGGTTATCACTTTCCACCTTTTTCACTATTGCCGAGATTGAGAGCAGCCAATCCAAAATGCCTGCTGGTTGCTCATCAACCTCTAACGGTGTCCAGCCAAATTCTTTGGCGCAAACATAGTAAAGCCATTCTTCATCAGGATACGTAAAGGCTTCGTGGCGTTCGCCGCCTTCAAGTAACCATTTTAATCGTTGGAGTCGCCGAAAGGGCTTTCAATATCCTTTACCGATTCTTCCGTTTCTTGCGTTTGTGGGAACAAAATCTTTTGTGCTGATTTTGTATGGTCTGTTAGTGCGTCATAATCAGCCATTTCCATTTCGTCAATAGATGAAATACGAATAGACGGAATAATCAAATCCAAAGTCCAAGATTCAACCAAAACCGCAATCAAGCCGTCAGTAAGGGACAACGCTTGCATAATGCCTTCTTTGGCGTTAGAGGCGTTGGCGAATATCTTTCGGCGGTCTTTAACTCTTAGCGTAGATGGGTCACGTAGAACTACCTCTGCGCCACTTGGTAACTTAACTGTTGTACTTGCCATTTTTATTTCCTTCCATCGGGGTGCCTTCCGATTTTATCTTAAAAAAGGTGCTAAGGGGCGAGAGAAAGGAAGGCGTTTTCTACGACCGCCCCTTAGCACTTATTTTCTGACATTACGCGTAAGTGCCAGAAGCCTTTGCGTTCTGCAAAACCCATTTAATTGGCGCGAAACCACCGCTTGCGCCGTCATCTGTGGTATTTGCTTGTGCGTTTAGTTCAATTGCAACAGAAACAAAATCATCTCCGCGCTCAATCATTGCGGCGGTGTAAGCGCCTTTAGTGATTGTGGCTTGGATTTGAACCGCTGTTGCGCCTGTGCCATATGCCCAGTTAAGAACAATTGCTGGCTGAACGTTGGTAAGGAAATTAGTAAGTTGGTCATCATTTTCCATTACAAACTTAATTGAGCCTGTAACTTCAAGTGCGCCAAGAAATACCTGATATGGATTCTGTGTATTAGAAATTCCATAAATAGGTGTAACGCCGCGTGTCATCTCAATTGAGCCTTCCATTGCTGTTGATACAGCAGAACCGCCAATTGAAACTGTGCCGCGCCAAACTGGCGTAGGCAATACAGTTGAGAAAGTTGGAGTTGGGTCTGAAACTGTGCTTGATTGCCAGCCAGTTGTCTTTGCGTCATACTCTAACATTCCGTCCGCGTTAAACTTCAATGAGAAGTCCGAGAACTGGCAACCAGGGTATGAACGCACATCAACGGCATAAAAGTCGGTGAGTGTGTAAGAGATTGGCTGTGTATCTGCACCGCTAGTTAGGCTATTTAACAAACTAATGGTGTGAGTGTATGGCGCGCTTGCGCCAGTTGTTGCAACTGCACCTAGAACGCCAGCAATTCCATATCCGATAGTGTCAGCAAATACAGCGCCGCCAAAATCAAATGTAGAACGTGTGCGACCCGGAATATAGTTGTAATTGACAACGTTAGAGCCGCGCAAGCCTGTATCGTAAAGTGGGTCCACAATATCTACTGGCTTTAATGAATCTTTGGCTACTGGGATAAAATCTGTTGGCGCAACTGCTGTGCCTTTTGTTGCTTCTTTTGCAATTCCTATATAGGAACGAACGGAATTTTGTACTGACATTTATTCACTCTCCTGCGGTAAGTCTGTGGCGACAGACGTTGTTGTTGGCTTGGCTATTTTTGTTGTTAATGCAGTACTAGGCACTACATCGGCGGCAACAAAATCTTCGGGTGCTTCAAATTCCTCGCCGGGCTTTACGACAACGCCAAGCGAAGGAAACACACGTTCATCTGTTCCATTATATTTATATTTCATTGTTTCTCCTTAGGCTTGTATCATCTGCGTAACAGCAAACTGCAATTCGGCAAACGTTTCCGTTGCGCCTTCTTTGTTTGTGCTTGGCTCACCATAAAAGGCGTCAATAATTGGCTCTGCACCCTGCCAAACTAAGGTGCCACTTGTGTCACCAAAGTTGTGGTCGGAACGTAGCCGTTCTTTTATGGCGTCAATAAGTGTATCAAAATCGTCCATCGCCGCCGTTGAATCGCGGTGTAGGGAGTGTTGAAAAATTTGCAGAATAACTGTGTAATCAATCCGTTTCCAGCCGTTATGTGCGCCGCCAATTGCAAGACGTGTTTCTGTTTCTTGCTGAATAAATACAACGCAAGCAGACCGCGACATTTGCCCTACTTGTGCATTAACTTGAAAATTAATGTTTTTGGGAAACGAAGTCCATACTTGATTTAACGTGGGAATCGGTGGATTTCCAATAAACTTAGATAATTGCGCACGAACGGCAGCGCGACCTGTCAGCGTTGCCATTAGCGAACTCGGCGATACAGGCTGACCATCTCCAATGCAAGAGCAATTTCTGAGCCGTAACGCTCTGCGCCTGTAATGTTTCCGCTTGGATTAACTGTTACTTGCATTGTCATAGAACTATCGCCGCGCATTTTAATAAATGCCGTTGTAACAAGGATTGCAGCCTCTTTAATTGCGTTTGGCAGATTACCAAAGGTTGTGCCTGCCGCGTGGTCATAGAGCAACGGAGAGGCTAGCGTGACAGTTGTGGCGCCGTATGTGTAACCGCTTGCCACATAAACTAACTCTGATTTTGCGCCATCATAAATACGTAACGCTTGTCCTGCCACAATGCCAGTAGCGTTGGCAACTGTCATAGAAGAAGTGCCTGCAACAGCCGTAGTAATCGGGTTATTAACGTATCCCGAAGTGTATGTATATTGGCAATAAATTTGATTGGCGTTAGAACCGCCACCGCCAAACGAAAGTGGGCCACTAGATGACCAAGTAAGCGACATTTGGCTAACTGGAATAATTATTTGTTGAGATTCAAACCAACATAGAGAAGGGTCAGGAATTGCCACTAATTGATTTGGCGCCATTCCATAAGAAAATGCCTCTAAAGCAATAATTGGATTTTGATTTGGGTGTAACGAGATAAATCCGTTAGGCATAAAACGTGTGCGCTGTGTTTCCACTTTACGTGTAGCGCACAAATTTTGGTTTAAATACTCGTCAAGAAATGATGACGCTCGCAAAATTACACGGCTTAATTCGGCTTCTTGTGCGGCACTATTACCGCCTACAACCAAATTTGTGTAATCAAT